GACAACTGCACCGTTGACCTCGACCTGCTGCATCGTGCTATCCCTCGACGGGCACCAGGTCGCCCGTGGCCGCATCGTAGCGCAGCCGTCGAAAGCCTGGTGCTGGCGGCGGCGCTGGCGCCGCAGCGGGCGCAGGTGTGGGCGCAGTGGACGGAGGGGCGGGGGCGGGGGCTGGCTGTGGGCGAGGTGGAGGGGCAGGGCGAGGGGCAGCGGCAGGTGCAGGGGCAGCGACTACCCCGCCACCCAGCACGAGCTCATCAACCGACGCCGGCGCCGGGGGCTGGGTGATGGGCCGGATGGAGTCCATGGCCAGCTTGCGGGCTTCCTCCCGGCTTGCCCCCTGCAGTAGGGCCTGTTGGTAGATGCGCCGACCTTCCGCGCCGCGGTCGACTGGCTTGGGGGCCGGGGGTAGCTCAGGGGCGGGGGGCTGAGCGGCAATCCGGGCGCCCTCCATCTCCAGCTCCTGCCGCGCCGCCTTGGCCTGCTCCGCCTTTGCCTTGAGCTCCTGCTTGCGCTGCTCTGCCGTCGCCGCCTCCGCCGCCTTCGCCGCCTTCTGCAGCTCGGCCTGGTCCGGCGTCTGCACACCATCGTCGACCCGTCGCTGGTAGGCGAGCGCGAAGCCCGTGGCCTCGTCGAGGGCCTTGCCGCTCAGGGTCTTGCTCAGGTTGCGGGTCAGCCACCGCACATCCCAGGGCTCGTCGCCGTTCACCGACCGCCACTGCTCTAGCAGCGCCACCACACGCTTCTGCTCAGGCGTAGCCGCCTCCACAGCCCCATCGACTTCGCCGTAGATGCGGTCGGCCGTCGTCAGGTACGTGTGCAGTGGACTCCCTTTGTACTTTGCGTGGGGGTCCTCCGGGTCGATGCCCCGCGCACGCAGCTCGCGCTTTGCCGCCTCCTGCAGCGCGTCGTCCCACTCAGGGCGCGCGGCTTCGGCCTCCCGCTCCAGGCGCGCGACGTTCTGTGCGCTCGTGAGCCAGGCCGGGTCGAAGAACTTGCGTTGATCGTTGCGGAAGGCCCCCTTGGCCTTGGCCTCGTCGTAGAGGCCCTTGGCGAACTCGAAGTCAGCCTGCACCTCGTCGGCCGCAGCCCCGGTCGCCGCGGCGAACTCCTCAATGCTCGCGCTGCCATCGTTCATCAATGCGAGGTAGGCGTTGAATGCGTCCTCAGCCGTCGAGAAGCGCGACCCCTTGGGGGCCACGGTGCGCTTGCGCTCATCGACGAGGGCCTGCCCCTCGTAGCCGCCGACGATGCCCTGCGGCCCCTGGAAGTACACCGCCTCCAGAGTCCGCCCCAGGGCCTCTTCGCGGGCCTGCTCCTCTGGACTCAGAGCGCGCGCTTTGCCAGAGGGGACCGCGCGACGCTTGGCCCGAGCCGCCACGGCCTCCAGGTCTGCGACCGCTGCCGGATCCAGAGCGCCGCGCGCGAGCTGCAACACTTCATCGACCTGCGGCTGCGTGAGCCCAGAGCCCGACCCAACCAGCTCCAGCATAGCCGTGCGGGCTGCTTCGACGTTGCGCCCCGGCCCGCGGCTGATGGCCTCGAGCTGGGTGCGGAGCTCGACCGGCAGCCGTTGAGCGCGCGCACGGCCCAGGGCCGCGCCGGCTGCCTGCTGCCGCGCTGCGTCCTCGCTGGCGTATTGGAGCTTGAGCAGCTCCGCGGCCTGGCCGAAGTCGGCCGGCGGGGTGCGGAAGAGCTCCTCGAGCTGGGTGAGGTTCTGCCGCTCGCTGATGGCCAGGGACTGCAGGTATCGGTACTGGTCGCGCTCGTCGGCGACCTGGGACTGGATGAGCTGCCAGCGCTGCGCGGCTGCGACGGCGCGCGCGTACTGGTCGCGGTACTGCTCAGATCGACTAGCCATCAGCGCCCCCCAAGGTAGCGGTCGTAGGTCGCGGTGGGCGCGGTCTGGCTACGCCCCAAGAGGCGCAAGAGCTCCTCGTCGCTGAGGTTGCCCAAGCCCTCCTGCGCGAGTTGCTTCTGCTGCGCCATCGACGCGCCCGCCATCGCAGCATCGCCAGCGCCCACCAAGCCACCCGTAACCGCCTGCAAGACACCAGCGCGCCGGCCAGCCTCGGCTTGTGCCTGCGCCTGCTCGAGCTGCTGAATCTGCATCTGCTGGGCCTGCCGTTGCGCCTCATCCATCGCTGCGACCTGCGCCTGTTGCGCCTGCCGGGCGCCCCGCTGCGCCTCGGCCTCAGCTTGCCGACGCAAGAACACGTCACGGCCGCGCACGCTCGGCCCAGCGCTGGCCGCCTGCTGCAGGGCCGCCGCTTGCAGGTCTCGACCCGCTGCGGCTTGGCTGGCGAGGTACTGCTGCTCCAGAGCTGCGCGCTGCTTCTCCCCCAGGCCGAGCTCGCCTTCCTGTTGGCGCCGCTGCAGGTTGATCAAACGCTGCTGCATGGCGGGGCTGAACGATGCCTTGGCAGCACGTGCGGTGCCGATGCCTTGGGCGATGCCGCCGATAGCCTTGGCGGCGCCAGCGCCCAGCAGGGCGAGGGTCACAGGGTCCATGGTGGCCTCACAGGTAGAAGGTCTCGACAGCGACGCCCCAGTTGACGGCGACGGCCCGGTCGACCTGAGAATAGCAAGCCAGGCCGAAGGTCACACGGCCGCCTGCGGTCTGCGTAGTGGTGACGGTACCGTCCCGCTGATGGGCGCCCCCGCTGCAGGAGTACACGTCCCGAGCGCCGATTGGAAACGATGTCGCCCACCCTGACTGCGTTTGCTGTGCCTCCTGCGCCGTCTGGGTGCGCACGAGGCTCAGATTGCCGATGTAGGGCGCGATGTAGAGCAGCCGGTCGGCCACCGGGTAACGGCGCCCGCTCGCATACGGCAGGTCATCCGGGCCTACTTCCAGCTCCACCCACCAGTGGTAGAGGCACTTGGCAGCCCGGCGCACCTGCACCTCGATGGCCGTACCGCTGAGCTCGTGCCACCCTTGGGGGCTCGGTGCTGCCAAGCCGTTGCCGCTGAAGTAGCTGGTGCCGAATGTGAGCCCCTGCTGCTGGATGGACTGGTACCCGCCCATGTGGCCCGTCACGCCGTGCTGCACGCCGCTGTAGGGCTCGAAGACGGGGGGCTGGACGTGGCGGGTGTCGATCCACTGGCTGGCCTCGAGGTCACCAGCGACGACCCCCTGGTGCAGGTACTTGCGCAACGCGCGGCAGTTGCCGTCGACCTGCGAGGCCAGCAGCTTGCCAGAGGTGAACGTGGTGGGAGGAGAGTAGGCCACGGCTACCTCTGCTTGTGGACCAGCGCGCGCATCTCGCCGCTGGTGTACTTGAACGTCTGCCCAGCGCCGCCTTCGTTCGGGTCGAGCACGAGCAGGTTCTGCGAGCTGACCGTGGCCGGGTGGTAGATGCCCTGCACCACCAGGCGCAGACCGTACACCGTCACGGGGGCCGGTGGCTTGTAGTACCAGACTCCGCTGATGCCTCGCCATCCAATGCGAGCGTTCAGCGGGGTGGTCGACAAGACGCCATCGTCGGCGCTCAGCGCGGTATCGATCCAGATGGGTACGACGGTGGTGGCCTGCGTATCAGCCAGAGCAGCGCCCACGTCAGCGCTGTAAGCATCCGCGAAGTCGGACTGGCCCGGTACCTCCGTCCACCCCGTGGCGAGGGTTGGGTCGGTGGTGTTCCACTGCAGCCACGCGACCCAGCACGAGGCGCCCGATGAGACGTTGGTGCCGCTGGCACCGTCTGCGATGACCCAAGAGCCGATCGCGCCGGCCGCCTTCCATGGAGTGCCCGTGTACGTCGCGTAGCAGCTCAGGTCCCAGTAGACGCGCAGGAGGTCGCCAACCGCGAGGCTGGCCCCGCCCAGCCCGAAGCTCAGCGGAGTGGGAGTGCCCGCACCGTCTTCGATGATGTGGGCCGTTCCAGGCGCCGCCGTCGTCGATGCCACAGAGACCGGCGCAGCGTGCAGCAGGTCGTACTTGCCGATCGTCGCTTGAACGAGCTCGGTGGCAAACCATCCCGTCTGCAGCTGCGGCAGGTCGACCGCCGCATCGCGCAGGTTGTACCCGTTGAGGGCGCCCGCCTGGCTGAACTCGTTGAAGCGGCTGTTGAGGTCGCTGGCGCTGATGAGGTCGCCGTCGACAAGCCGACCCTGAGTGATGCGGCTCACCGCCACCTCCCGATGCAGAGGTACTTCATGCTGTAGAGGTGCGCTTGCATGATGTTCGCGCCGCCCGTGGTCTGCACAGCGTCATCAGGCCCAGGCTCTGGAACGCGGAACTGGAACTCCACCGACAGGTCCCCAGGTGGGAAGGAGGCCGTGCCGAAGATGCGCCAGTGGTCATGATACGCGCTGCCGCGGCGCTCGACGAGCAGCACGCCGTCGACCAAGATACGCAGGTTGAGGTAGCGCGGCAGATACGGCGCGTCGCTGTAGGCCGTCTGGCCGAAAGCCCCGAAGACGAAGCCGTTGCCGCTCCACTCGATGAACAGCTGGCCGCCCTTGAACCCGGTCAGCGTGACCGACGGCGCAGCGCTCAGCCATCCGCCGGGAGTGGCCTGGAAGGTGACAGCCTCCCACATGCGTCCCGCCTGCGTCCCCGTGTCGCGTACGGCCTGCTGCTCCCCTTCGCTTCCAGTCGTCGACGGGTAGAGCACCGATGACCACGAGTCCATCAGCGCGCCGTCGATGAGGTTTGAGTCGCTGACGCACTGGATGGGCAGCTCATCGCGCCCCAGCGTCGCAATCTGCGACGCCGAAGACCTGAGCTCGTCGTTGAGGCTTGCCGGCGAGGTCGTGTCGCCGCTGCGCTGCTGTCGCTGCGTCCAGGCCTTCATGCGCGCACTCCTGCGATGATCCGCTGGCCCCGCTGCTGGTACTCGTACTCCCAGCCGACCAGCACCAGGTCGCCCTGCAGCTCGACCTCGAAGGCGAACCATGCACAGCTCTGCACAGCAGTCGAGAAGCGCAGCGGCACCAGGCGTTCATCGCGCCACCGGTCCAGCCCCAGGGTCGCCGCGTCGTAGGTTGGCAGCTCTGCCGCGTCCGGTGGCTGCGCGAGGTAGGTGCGTTCTTCGACCGGCGTCTGGCTGAAGTCCTTGTAGTGGCGCAGCGTGACGTTGACCTTGCCGGTGCTCAGCACCCACAGGGTCACGTAGCTGACCTGCTTGAGCACCTGCGCATCGCCGAAGTCGACCCAGGCCGAGCGGTAGGTGCTGGTGGGCGCCGCGGCTGCCGTGAAGGTCTGGTCAGCGATCGATCCCCCAAGAGCCCGCGCGCCGCTGATGACGAATAGCCCGCGCTCGCCGCTCTCCTGCTCTGCGCCTGTATGGTGCCCAAACACCAGCGCGCCGCCTGCCAGCGTGCACAGCGCGCCGACAGGGAAGCCGTCGCGGGTGCTCCACGGGCTGAGCTGGGGAGCCGCCTCAAGGCGTTCGGTGTGCAGCACCATGCCCAGCGTCGGTCGGTCTTGGCCGTCTGCTGGCAGATAGAGGTGGTACTCCCGCGTCAGCGGAGACCAGGCGCCCACCGCCTTTGCGATGCAGTCCATAGTCGCGCGCTGCAGCAGGCCGTCTTGGGAGCTGGTGAGGTTCACGAGCTCGCTGATTGCGCCGCCTTCAAGGCCGCCCGTTAGTGCGTAGATGCCGTCGAGTCCCAAGAAGACAACACCGAGCCCCGGCACCGTGGTCGCGGAGTGCGGCGCCCGGCAGCCCACTGAGCTCGACAGGGACGTTGCAGCGAAGGAGCCGTCAGGCAGCTGCTGCACAACGTCAACGCTCCGCTCGCGGAACACGATGAGGCTGGCGTAATGCTGCGTCAGCCCGGTGATTCCGCCGCCTTCGCTGCTGAGCCCGATGTAGTTTGCGCTTGGGAACTGCTCGATGAGCCCCGCTTCGCTGAAGTACAGGCTCAGCGGGTCATCGACGCCGCCGTCGAGCCAGAATCGCCCACCGAACACGGCGCCGAAGCGAGGCCGCAGCGAGGGGAGCACACCGAGCGGCACCACGTTGGCCTGTGAGCCGAGGTCGGCATTGCGCACAGCATCGACGTACAAGGTCTCGATGTTGTTGCGGATGAGCGCGGCCTCATAGAGCGTCGTGTCGCCCGCCGCGGCCGTGTTGTCCTCGTGGAAGTTGTTGGTGCGGTACAGCTTGCGCGCCACGGTCCCCGGCGGCCCGATGGGCAGCCGCAGCGCGACCGCATGCCTAAAGCCCTTGGCGCCGGACGGAAGCTGCCACGCCGTGGTCGCCACGCTGCTTAGCGGTCCCTCGCTGCCCGTGTCGCTGATGAAGGACACAGCCCACCCGTACATGGCTCCGCTGCTGTCGTCACTACCCGAGTTGGCTGCGAACCCGAGCCCCCAGCGCATACCGTCGGTGATGCCGCGGGCGCTGCCGATGGTCCACAGGCTGGTCGCGCCCGCCCCAGCTGCCCGCGAGCTCGTGGCTGGTGGAGCTGGCATTGGCTGCACACGGTAGGGCGCTGGTGGGGTCGGCGTCAAGTCGAAGCCAAACGGACGGATGCAGGAGGCCATCGACGCAGACGACTCCGCAGCGTTCCCCAGCGGCCACGGGCGCACCAAGACCGGCCGGTCTCGGCCGTTGCACACGACAGTCCCATAGGGTGTGTCGGTGAAGGTCGGGCCGGGCTCGTTGGGGGCCGGGATGGCACGGCCCGTCTGCAGGGCGCGCAGGAGGGGAGCGCCAGCCGCGTCGTAGCAAAGCCACAGCGTGCCATCGGCCTCGAGCAGGATGTGCTGACGTGCCCCGCCGCCCAGCTCCTGAGCCGCGTGGAGGCCATAGACCGGGCCAAGCGTCTCAAAGGGTGACCAGCTCGTAGGATCGACAACGAAGGGCTCGTAGCCCAGCCTGGTCGACCAGCCGCCGGTCTCCCGGTCCATGGTGAGGTTCTGCGCGATGCCGGCGTTGGCTGGCTGCTGGGGCAGCCGCGTCGCGACACCACCCGCGACAGGCACGTTGAAGGGGGTCTGCCTCATGGCGTGAACTTCAGCGGGCCGAAGGGGTTGGGCGCGAACTTCTGCCCGGCCGCCGGCTGACCTTTGACCAGTCGCCGCGGCACCTTGCCCATGTACCGCTGCTCCATGCCTTGGAACAGCAGCTCCTTCTTCCGCTGGTAGACCGCCGACAGCGCGGGAGTGTCGGCCTTGAGCGTGAGCTGCTCCAGGGCGGCATACGCCAGGATGGGCGCGTAGGCCTCTGGGATGGCGGCCACGTCTTGGTCTTCCCACAGCGGCTCGGGCGCCCGCACGCGGCGCACCCTGATGCTCTGGTCGCTCGCTGGGTGCGGGTAGAGGGTGATGGCCTGGTGCATGCCGCCCTGGTTGTGGCGCCAGCGGATTGCCCGCGTCTGGAAGGTCTGCGTCGCCAGGGTGGTCTTGCTCAGGTCGGGCTGCAGCGTCACGCCACCAGCCGGGGACACGGTGTCTGTGTCGATGCTGATGCCGCCCTCTTGGCCCGCGTGCCGCACGCGCACAGGGGCTTCGATGCCCAGCTCGGGACACGTGATGTAGTACCGCCGCCACAACCCGCTCGAGCGCGGGATGGTCTCCGGGGTGAACTCAAGGGTCTCGTTGTCGGCCAGGTCGTAGGATGCCTTGCGGCTGAGGCCAGACTCAAAGCCGCCGCTGATGCCTGGCCCGTAGCTGTCGAAGACCGCGGTGCGGGGCGCCCATACGTTGACCTGCCAGACGTGGATCGTGCGCGTGCCCTGGCCCGTCGCCGCCACCTTCGCGACGCCCAACGCATCGCGCGGAGATGGCACCTGCAGGCCGTCGGTCGGCAGGTAGCCTTCGATGCGGCCCAGCAGCTCAGGGTCAAGCCGTGCCGCGTCTCGGTCGCACTGCGACAGGAAGATGGCCGCGTCTGGGATGCCCACCGCCAGGTCCAGCAGCCCCGTCAGCGAGCTCGTATCAGCCGGGAGCAGGATGCGACGCCACCGCAGCGTGACCTGGTACGTGCCGGTCGTGCCGCTGTAGTCGCGGTCGAGGAACAGCTGGTTCGAGCTCGGGACGTAGCGCACCTCGTAGGACACGGGTCCTTTGCCGTCGTCGATGATGGCCTCGGCAAGCTCCCACGGGGAGCCAGGGAGCACCGTGGAGACCGACACCGGGAAGCTCGAGCCAGCGACCGTCGCCGAGCCGTTGACCACGCTGAACGAGCCCGTGATGTCCGTCAGCACGCCGAGGTCATCCTGCACCGTCAGGAAGTCCCAGGGGCGGTCGGTCAGGAGGCGCCGCTGGGCGTCGTTGAGGATGCGGGTCAGCTGCTCGCGATAGGTATCGTTGGTCGGGTCGTAGTCGAGCAGGTTGCCGACGAACTCTCTGAGGTCCAGCAGGTTCACGGTTGCTCCAGACGAAAGGCCCCGCCGCCGGGGTCACCGGGGCGGGGCCATTGTAGCCCGTCGCGCGCTCAGAAGCGCTTGAACAGGAAGATCGGCGCGAAGTTCGCGGTGTCAGCGGCCAGAGCCACCCCGAGCACAGCGCCCGTCGTGGTGCCGGGCACCTCGATGGCGGCCTGGCCAGCGGTGCCGATGGGGCCGATGAGGGCCGAGCCCGCCGCCGTGGCGCCGTCGACGTAGGCGCTGTCGACGTAGCCCGCGACCACCACATCAACGCGCTCACCAGCGGCAGCGCTGGCGAGGGCGACGCCCACGACGTTCTTGCTGCCGACGGTGGCGACGCCGGCCGCCTGCGTGACGTAGAGGGCCTTGTCGGCGTCGGTCTTGGTGAGGTCCATGCCCACGAGGTGACCCGCGGTGATGGCGCCACCGGCCAGGAAGGTCTCGACCTGGCGCCGGTCGCTGGTGCTGGAGGCCTCGCCAGCGGCGAGGAACTGCACGAGGGTAGAGGTTGCCATGGTGATCAGGCCTCCGCGTCGATGAGGATGCCGTGGCTGGCCAGGTGACCGGTCACGAGCTGCATGCGGTTGAAGACCATGGCGGCCTGCGTCGCGGTACCCGGGACGGGGAGCATCTCGGAGACGTTGAAGAAGCCGTCAGTGTCGACGTAGAGCTGGAAGTTCTCGCTGCTGAGCACGTAGGCGGAGACCGCCTTGGAGCCCATGCCGGAGCCAGCGTTGGCGATGAACCCGAGGTTGGGATCGACGTAGATCTTGGCCGACCGCCACATGGCCACCATGTCCTTGTCGAGGCCGTCCCGGTCGCTGGCGCTGATGTACTGCACCTGCGACTGCTGCAGGGCCTGGAAGGCCGCGTAGCACTTGGGGCTCATCATGATGATGTCGGGGAACTGCCCGCTCGGGTTGTAGAGCTGGGCGTTGATCATCAGCTGGTCAAGGTGCGACAGGTCGAAGGTGCCGCCGGAGTCGTAGAACTGGTTGTACCAGTTCTGAGCCTTGTAGGTCGTCTTGGCCAGGCCGCCGACGGTGTTGGCCTGCGAGGCCTGCGCAACGCCCTCGAACCACCCGGTGCTCAGCGCCGCCTTCGTGGCGGTGCCGTTGCCGTTGAGGGTCTGCAGCTGGGTGATCTTGGTGCTGTCGCCGACGATGATCTGCTTGTTGACCTCTTTCTTGAGGCCGAGCATGACGTTCTTCATCTTGCTCTCGAGGATGTTCACGACGGCCAGGTCGCCCTTGTTGGCCACGCGCTCCACCTCGGAGAGGATGATGGGCTGGGTGAAGTTCGCGAACTCGAACTTGGCGGTTTGGAAGGGGTCAGTGACCGCCATGTTGACCGGCTCAAAGCCGTTGCTGAGCTCGCTGATCTGGCTGTGGTCGCCGAAAATCACCGGCTGCTCGACGCGCAGACCGCCGGAGACCTTGACGAGGTTGCCAGCCTGCTCCACGGCGCGGAACAGAGGATGGGAGAGGTAGCTGTTGTCGACCAGCTTGTCGCGCAGCAGCTGCAGGGTGGTCGAGATGACCGACTGAGGAGCCATGATGAGGCCTCCCTATGGGATGGACGTGGGTTGTTGTCGGCGTCCTGCCCGGTCGGGAGTGCCGCGCCAGCCTCCTCGACGAGGGTGGGCCTGCAGCGCAGAGGATAGCCCCCAACGCTGCAGGATGCAACGGCTACAAGCCGTTCAGCCGCTGAGCGAGGCGCAAGATGTCCTCGGTGCTCATGCGCTTGACCTCAGAGGCCACCGGGCGCGCGGGGGTGGCGCCGCGGCGAGGGAGCGCCGTGCCGCGCTGGGCAGCCTCTCGCTCAGCGTCGCGGCGGGCCTTGGCCGCCTTGGCCTCATCGGCGCGCTGCTGCTGCGAGCGGCGCCCCTTGGCCGCCCAGTAGGCGGTCTCAAGGTCCAGCGACGGGTTGGCCTCGAGGGCGCGCTGGACCTCACCCCGCAACACCTCGTCGCTCTCGAAGTCGGGCGCCGTGCGCAGGAAGGTCTGGTACTCCTCCTCTGCCTGCAGCATCTCGTGCTCGGCCATGAGCGGGGCCATCGACTCCTGCAATCGCCGCACAACCTCGGCCTCGATGCGGGCCTTGATGGTCTGCTCATCGAAGGGGTCGTAGGCTGGCAGCTCTGCGGGCGCCTTGACCTGAGCAAGGCCCTTGCTGAGCGCTTCGCGCTCGCGCAGGAGCTCCTTGCGCTGGCTGGCGACCTCCTGCGTCTTGCGCGTGTAGTCCGCCTGCATGGACTTCATCAGCTTGGCCACGTCGGGCGGCACGCGCTTGAGCGCCGCTTCCCAGCTCAGGCCAGCAGGCGCCGCCTCGTCGCTGCTGTCGGTTCCGCTGTCGGTTCCGCTGTCGCTTGCGGTTCCGCTGTCGGTTCCGCTGTCAGTTGCCGCCGCGCTGTCAGTGGTGGCGGGTGCCGCGTGGGCGGCTTGGGCTTGAGCCAACACGGTCTCAGCCAACGAACTCGGGGTGGACATTCAGTCTCCCGGTGGGTGGTGGTGCAGCGTCAGAGCTGCAGAAGTTGGATGGGCCGGCCGACTGAAGAGTAGTAGGACGGGTTCCACCCGGGCGCGATGACGAACTGGATGGGGCGCCCGAAGAAGCTGCTGCCCAGCTCCAGCGTCGCCACATTCTGAATCCGGTCCATCAGGAAGGTCCGCCAGCCCGGCAGGTCGCCGGTCGCGGTGGCCGACTGCGGGTCGACGTAGAGGTGCAGGTAGGTTCGCCCGTTGGTGCCGACCCAGATGGCGTGGGGGTTGCCGATACGAGGCCCCAGCGCCCCCGGCGTGCCGGGCGGCTGCCACTTGTCCTCGTAGAAGAACTGCACCGGCTGCCGGCGCTGAATGGCCTCGATGAGCTGCTGCTGGTTCGAGACGCCCCACTGCGACCGGTACTGCGCCCCGCGGCTGCGGGGGATGATGGTGGTCGGCCCACCGCCGCCGAAGCCGAAGGCCGCCTTGAGCGCGCGAGCGATGGAGCCGAACGGCATCAGGACCGCCGCATGCGGGACTTGAAGTCGAAGGCGGGCGCCTTGGTGCCGGGCGGCTCGCTCATGGGCTCCTCCACCTCCATGACCTCCATGGCCTCGCCCTCCGGCGGCAGCTCCTCAGCCGGCGCCTCGAGGAAGTCCTTGAAGGCCGTGTCTTTGGCCAGGCGCATGAGATGGGCGGTGATGGCCGTGAGCTCGCTGTCGCCCTTGATGCCGGACAGGGGCACCGGGTAGGGCTGGCCGTAGTCCTTCGCCGCAGCCTCAAACATCGCCAGGAAGCGCAGCAGGTCGCCGTCAAGCTGCTCGACCGCGCCCGTGTAGGCGGCGGGCTCGACCTGGATGCCCATGAGCTGCGCCGCGGCCGTCAGCGCCTTGGCCAGCGACGTGACCACCTTGCCGCTGTAGGGCTTGTCGGGCTTCGGAACCAGGGCGCTGAGCTCATCGCCCACGAGCGCATCCTGCGCCGCGGCAGCGTCCATCATGGCGGTGGCCTCCGCGGGCATCGGCCGCGCGACCTCGGGGGCAAGCATGGGCATCACATCACTCCGGGGGGCATCTCGCCCATGGGGGAAGGGGCGCCGGGCTGCGCTTCAGGGGCCTCCGGCGGCTGCGCCAGGCGCTCTGGCAGCTGGTACACGCGCACGAGCTCCT